TTAATGTGGGAGAAGATTCAGGACATAGACTCCAGGACATCCTCAATTCAGGCAGACTTAAATAAAACGTTAAAACTTTTAGAAAGATTAATCAGTATTCTAAAAGGAAGCTCAAATGGAAGATAGAAAGCAACTAAGATCCCATAGAGATGAATTACAAAAAGCACATCTTACTACTGTAAGAGCAGAAACCTTCCTAACCTCTTTTAAGGCATCTACAACCCAAACCCACACCCTCCGTGACGCCTTAAAAGGAGTAAATTATGCAAGGAGATGCCTTGAAATAGTAGTAAGGAATATACAAAACTATCTTCTAGATATGGAGATAGAGAAAGGAGGTGAAATAGAACATGGCGAAAGTCCAAGTCCCGGATAAGTATAGTCCTGAGGATGTAGAAAGAGCATTAAAAATGCTCGACCAGGCTAAAGTAGCACAGGAGAAGGAGAAAGAAAAAATGAAGGACCCTGTCTATAAGGCGAGGGTCACAGAGAAAGGGAGAAAGGCTACCATCGAGACGACTCTGTATGTTCTCAAAGCTAAAGACGCAGGTATCGTAGTAACTCCCGAGGAAGTAAACAAGGTCTATAATGCCAAGTTTAAGACCTAGGTATTAACATGGGTGGGTTTTAGTCCATCTCTTTATGAATTGAAACCCACCCACTTTTAAAAAAGAAGGAGGTTATGAATTATTTTTTATCCAAAGTATCCAGTGCCTTTACCTGCCCAAAAAGATACTATTGGGAATATCACAAGAATTTGACTCCAAAAGAAAAAGCTTTGCCCTTATGGAAAGGGGCTGTAGTTCATGATATTATCTCTTTTAGTATAAACCTTTTGAAGAAAAACCATCCACCTGATGTCGCCCTTGCCTTTGCGATGATAGAAGCAGAGAAAGAAATAGAAACTATGCCCCTTGACCATAAACATTTAACCAAAGGTTTCATCCTAAACCTCTGGGAGAACCTAAAATCTAGGAAGATACTTGAGAGTGAGAGGATTATCACTTTTCCAGTCCCAGGCTTTAAGGATACATTCTGGAAATCCAAACTTGACTTGCTTGAAGAAGATGACTCTGGGTTATGGATTGGAGAAATAAAGACAACCTCAAGTTATACCCCAGGCACTTTACTTAAGGCATACCACAAGTCAATACAACCTTGGATATATTTGTATTCCGCTACAAAAATAAACCTTCAACCTAGAGGAGTAAGGATGTTCATCGTAACAAGGCCTTCAAAAGACAGACCAGTTCCTGTTTATATAGAAGATATTCCTTTAACCCCACAAAACTTTGTGGCAGCAAGAATTTTTATAATTGAATCCATAACCTTCATCCAGGAAATAGAGGCAAAAGGCATATTCTATAAAAATAGGGCTGCTTGTATAAATAACTTTGGAGAATGCCCTTTCATAATCCTTTGTGACCCTAAGGTAACAGGTGGTGTATATTTAAAAGATTTAATAACCCATCTTTTTCTAACCCAGAACCCAGAGAACCATTTAGGAGGGGTGGATAATGCTTGATTGGATAATTGACTGGATTATTCTCCTTTGTGCCATTTCCTTACCTATTCTACTTTTACTTTACGTCTTTAAATCAGAGAAAAGGGGATAAAAACAATGATAGAAGACCAGTACATAAAAAGGCACTATACCCATGACTGTAACAATTGTAAGCCTCTTGGTAAGTTTCAAGAATATGAGTTGTACTTTTGCGACCAAGGCGGCAACTTACCAACGGTAATAGCCCGATATGGTAATGAAATCTGGGAGTATAAATCTGGTTTGGCCTTTGCAACTGGTGGACCTCTTTTAGAGGCAAAGAACCGGGCAATTGCACAAGGTCTTTTATAACGTTTAAATGAAGACTAGGAAAGGAGGTGAAAATGGAAGAAGAAAAATATGATATCCTTGACGAGGAAACAAGCCTTGCACAGGTGACAATACTCTTATATGGGCAAAGTGGAGTGGGAAAAACATTCCTCGCTGCCCAAACTCCTGGGCCTCTCTTCTTAACTTGTGATACAGGCCAGTATGGAGGAGTTTTATCTGCGAGACAGTTCAAACCTAAGTATGTAAAAATCTCCTCCTACTCTCAATTTCAATGCCTTTTACCTTTCTTAGAGAAAGATGCAGGTAAAGAGTTTAAGACCCTTATACTCGACTCCTCTACATCTTTTCAAAAAATAATTATGAAAAGTATCCTCTCTTTGACCAGTCGAGAGATTGCTAGGTTTGAGGATTGGAACCTATGTGTAGAAAGGATGAGGACTGCAGTAAACTTTCTAGGGGCTTTAAATAGTCACCTTATAATAACTGCAACAGAACAACTTATCCGAGATGAACTTTTAGGCAAGCTAATTGGAGGCCCAAACCTACCAGGTAAACTTGCCCAGGAGTTGCCCGCTGCTGTAGATATAGCCCTACATCTTTATACACGCACTGGATTTGACAAGTCTGGTAGGAAAACAGTTACTTACTTAATGTCTTCCGCTCCAGATGAAATATGGGTTGGGAAGGATAGAACAGGTACTTTACCTGTGGAATGCCCAACATCCTTTGAGATACTTAAACCCTTATTTAAGGAGTTAATTAATGAGGAATAAAGAAATTGAAATGAGTCCTGAGGAGTGTGCAGAGTTAACTATTTCATCTCTGCAAGATGAAATAAAAAGAATGGAGATTAGGAAGACCGAGTTAGATATTGAAATAGAAACCAGGAGGAAGAAAATCTCCATTCTTAAAAGAGCATTCTTAATGTAAGGAAAGGAGGTGAAAAAGAGTGAGGGTTATTACGATTTCTCCTGCTCTTAACGGTTGGATTATGGAAATCGGGTGTTCTAAAGTTGTATTTGATGACTTAGGCACAATGCTTGTAGAGTTGGGTAAGTATATAGAGTCCCCTAGTGAAGTAGAAGAAGAATATCTATCTGTAGCAAAAAATAGAATACCTATTCCAAGACCTATTCCAAGGCCTGAATAAGGTCCTAGGAATAAAGGAAAGGAGGTGATAAGAAATGAGAATTGTTGTCCCAGAACACTTAAGTTTACCTGATGTTCCAGGAGGCATGTATTCAGCAAACGCTTCAGGCTTCAGGGTGAAGGTTTCCTTAGAAGGCAATGCCTATATTCTGTGGGAGTTTACTCTTCTCTCACAAGGTCCGTCTACAGAGGTAAATACTGTTGGAAGGAAAGTATTTGACCAAACGACCTTGACAGAGAAAAGTCTTTGGAGGTTAGATTCCCTTTTAAAAGCAACAGGGAATGAAGGCCTGACTGCAGGGCAGGAGTTTACAGTAGATGAATTAGTTGCTTACTCCACTGCAAGAATCCTGAACAAGAACCTAATTATCCTGATTACTATTGAACCCTACCAAGGGCAGAATAGAGTCAGAGTAACAGAGTTTAGGAAGGTGTAAATTACTTAGAGGGGTGGCGGAAGCGTATGTCCATTTTGGTTAAAACAGGTTTAGCTGTGCATATGAAAAGTAGACGCAATCAATTATTGTAGGTTCAGGTGAAATGCCTGATGTGGGTTTTTCTATGAACATAGGCCTGAAACTTCCGAAGCCAGGCTTAAAAAGTATGTTCCTCACAATCAAACCCTACCCCCTCTATAAAAAGAAAGGCGGTTTATCATGGTTTTTACATTAAGCACTTCAAAATATTTCTATCCCAACGAGAAAGAACGCAATAGGTTGGAGAAGTTAGGATTTTCATTTAAGTCTTCGGACTACAAAGACTTCATGATAGTTGGTCATCCTACAGTTGAAATAAACACTGTAGAGGAGCTTGTAAAATTTGCAGAGGAATATGACAATATTATTATTGATGCTGATGGACCAGAGATACAAATATGTGATAGAGATTGGGAAGGTACTGAAGGCAGTTAAATGGTTTGTTATATTACTGAAATAGGTAAGTTTTGGGATACGGCAGATACAACAAGAGTTTTTAATACACCTGAGAAAGCAATGGCAATGATGCCAGAAGGATTCGAGCTGATTCCAGTAGGGGGTTATTTTTTATATGCTGAGAATAAGCAAACAAAGAAATGGTTTAGTATTAAAAGCTATGAGGTTGAATGATACGAAAGGAACTAAGGCATGAAAAAGATAATAAGTTTGTTTCAAAGAAACTACGAGACTGACTACCTTGTACGTAACGAAATTGTGCCTGGTGCAGAATGGGTGATAAATGGGGAAGGAGTGGCAACCCGTAAATATAACGGGACATGTTGCATGATTCAAGATGGTAAATTGTTTAAACGGTACGAGGCTAAGAAGCAGCCTCCCGCTGATTTTATCCCAGCACAGGACCAGGATGCAGTAACCAGGCATTGGGTAGGTTGGCGTCCCTGTTATCGTGAAGAACCAGGCGATAAGTATCATTGGGAAGCCTTTGACGCACTAATAGAAAAAGTAAACGGGACTTATGAACTTCTTGGGCCAAAAATTCAGGGGAACCCGGAACAGTTGGGAAAACATATCCTTTTAAAGCACACCAACGCTGAACAGTTTCCAGATTGCCCACGTGATTTTAACAACCTTCGGGAATGGTTGAAAAATCAACACATTGAAGGTATTGTCTTTCATCATCCCGATGGGCGAATGGTAAAAATTAAGAAGAAAGACTTCGGAATACAGGAGTCAAAATGATAAAAGGAGGTATAAAATGTTGAAGAGTGAAATGAATTTTTATAACTACCCAGGCCAACTACATAAAGACCCACCTTGGTACTGGAATGAATTCCAAGAGGAGGACGAAAAAGATGACTTTGGGCAAGATATTTACTTTTGATGCTGCCCACTATCTCCCGGGACATGCAACCTGTGGACAAACCCATGGGCACACTTGGAGGGTAGAAGTTATACTAACTGAAAAAGGAGAAGATACCCTTCAAGATATAATGTTCGACTTTAAATCTTTATCTGAAATAGTAGAACCTATCCTAGGGGACCTAGACCATACCCTACTAAATACTCAGACACCCCTCTATTATCCAAGTTGTGAAAATCTTGCAAGATTCCTCAAGAAACAAATTTCTCGGCATAAGTCTTTAAAAGAATTTATAATCACCATAAAAGTTCAAGAAGGAGAGGGAGGCTATGCCATCGCCTAAGTGGAAAGAGAAAAAACTTTTAACTTTAAAAAGAGATATAAAGAACATCCTTGAAACCCTAGGGTATAACTTACAAGATGAAAATATAAAAGATACCCCTAAAAGAGTTGCCCGTTTATGGCTTGAAGAATTATATAGGCCTAAACCTACAAGGAAACTTTTCCAAGTCTTCGAGGAACCCCATGACCAAATGATAACTTTAATAGGTCATAAAACTTTTACAAGATGTCCACACCATTTTGAAAGGGTTAAATTAATTGTTTCTGTAGGCTATATCCCTGCAGGATATATCCTTGGGTTATCTAAACTAGCCAGAATAGCCGATTTTTATGCAAAAGGCCTAGTTCTTCAAGAAAACTATACCGATTTACTAGCAGAAGGGCTTTACACCTCTCTTCAACCCAAAGGAGTAGGCGTTCACGTTCTTGGGGAACACCAATGTATGCAAGCTAGAGGAGTTAAGACTTCTGGTTTTGTATTAACTGCATCCCTAAAAGGGGATTTCCTTGACCCTGCTACAAGGCAGGAGTTTTTAAGCTATTGCCCAAAAGAATGGAGGATTTTATGACATTAAGAGTTTTTAAGAAGATTATAAAGAGGCAAATTGAAGAATGCTATAGACCTCTTCTTAACCGAAGGGGGATTTATGATAGAAATGAAGATACAATGTCTCAGTTTAAAGATGGTGCAATACTCTTAGACCAGACCCCTGAGCAAGTCCTCCTAGGTATGTGGGCAAAGCATTTAATAACTCTTCTAACCTGTATAAAACAAGGAAAAGAAGTTTCTACCTATGTAGAACATATAACAGATAGTATTAACTATTTAATCCTCTTAAGATGTTTATATGAGGAAAAGAAAGGAGGTAATGATGCCTAGACAGGCAAAAAAGAATAAAACCTTAACTCTTCTTAAAAGGCATGTCCTTGTACCAGATAAGGTTACGCCTTCTATTCTGGAAACATTTCCTTCTCCAGACATAACTATAGTAAAATTTAAGACAGATGAATTTACCTCTCTTTGCCCAGTAACTGGGCAACCTGATTGGGCTTCTATTACAATAGAATACATGCCTAACAGGCTATGCCTTGAATCTAAATCCCTTAAACTCTATCTTCAAAGTTATAGGTCATACAAAGGTTTTGCAGAGGCAATTACTACAAAAATTGCCTATGACTTATTTAATTGCCTACGCCCAAACTGGATAAGAGTAGATTCCTACTTTAAAGCGAGGGGAGGAGTAAACCTCCATGCAACTAAAACATTGTTCCCATAACTGCTATCCAAAATTTAATCCAATACCTGGTGAGGGGTTTAAAAACCCCTTCTATATGTTTATAGGTGAAGCTCCTGGAAGAGAAGAAGATGAAGGTGGTAGACCTTTTATAGGTAGTGCAGGAAAAGTTCTAAATAAAATTTTGTTCTATGTTCCATTTACTACAAGGAAATCTTCCAGAATCTCAAATATAATTAAATGCCGCCCCCCTAATAATAGACCTCCAACAGACCAAGAGATTAAAAATTGCCTTCCTTATCTCTTAGAAGAAATTAAAGAAATAAATCCAACTAATCTAGTTGCTCTAGGTTCGACTGCTACTCAGGCCTTAACTGGAAAGGATTTAACTTGGAGGGGAATGATAGTTAAAGATTTATATTTTAATCTTCCCACTCTAATAACCTACCACCCTTCTTATATACTTAGGGGTAACTGGGGAGAAATTTCTACAGTAGTTCATGATATAAGTAAACTTCAAAACCCTCCTAAGGAATATTCACAAGAGTATATTCTCGAACCATCTGATGAACTCCTTACTCATTATCTATTTGATACATGGAAAGATTCCCCTGTAGCAGTAGATATAGAAACAACTGCAAACTTTGTCGGAGGCCCAGATCCTTATAGAGACTCTATTATAGGTATAGGCTTCTGTGGAGAACCCGGAGTCGCACTTTCTCTTCATTTATCCAATTTCTCTCCACAAAGGTGGAAGATAATTAAAACCTTTCTTGAAGGCAATACCCCTAAAGTATTCCAAAACAATCAATTTGATAGATACTTCCTCCTTCTTCATCAGGGCATAAAAGTTAAGAATATGGTCTGGGACACATTTGACTCTATGAACCTAATTAAGTCTGACTCACCTAGGGACCTAGATTTCCTAAGAAGTATCTATACAAACATCCCCCCATATAAACATAAATATAAAAAACCTTGGGAACTTCCAAAAGAGGCCCTAGGTCATTACAACTGCCTTGATGTAGATACTACCTTACAGGTTTCTATAAACCAAAAACCTTTTATAACTGGGAAACTGAAAGACCTTCAGAAACAAACCCTTATCTACAATGATATAGCCTTAGATATGCAACATAGGGGGGTGTATATAAATCAAGAGAAACTTGCTACTAATTTTCTAGACATAAATCCCAAGGCAGAATCTTTAAAAGCACAGTTTTATAAGGATTTCTATATTGACATAGACTCTCCCAAACAGGTTTCTACCTTACTATTCGAGACTTTAAAACTTCCACCCCCACCTTCTGCATACAAAGGAAAATCTTTAAGTGTAGATGAAACTGTTTTACAAGATTTAATGAAGAGGATTTATACAGATGACAGGCAGATTCTAACCAGAATTCTAGAATATAGAGAACTTGCAAAAATCCTATCTACCTATATAATAGGTTTTTATAAACTTATAAAAGATGACAGAAGGATTCACCCAGAATGGAAACCAACAGGCACAGATACAGGTAGATGGGCCTGCCATAAACCTAATATGCAGAATATCCCAAGGCATCTTAGGGGTCAGATTATAGCCGGACCTAAGAAGAAACTTTTAATAGGAGATTTCACCCAACTAGAACTTTTAATAATTTCTATACTCTCAGGTGAAACTTCTTTATCCAAAGCGATTACTTTAGGTAGAGATGTACACGAGGAAATTAGATTAAAAATGAATGAAATTATTCCTACATCTAGGGTTGTTGCTAAAACTATGGTCTTCGGGACTATGTATGGGTTATCTGTAAGAACAGCTTCAGAGCAGTTTAAAATACCACCACTAATTATAGAAACCTTGCAATCTATGGTGATTAAAGAGTTTCCTAAAATTGCCTCTTTCAGAGACGAACTTCTAGGTAAGTATAAATCCAAAGGTATTTTAGAAACTCCTTTTGGGAGAATCAAACATTGTAAATCTATGACAGAAGCTTTAAATTACCCTGTTCAAAGCTGTGCATCTGAAGTAGCAAATAGGGCATTAGTCAAGATATTTAAAGCCGGATTTAATATTATTCTATATATTCATGATGAGATTGTAGTAGAAGAAGACCTTGAAACAGACAGGCTTAAAGAATTTGAATCTTGTTTTAATGATGCCTGCCCAGAACTTTCTAAGGTCTTCCCTGTAAAAGTTAGGGAAGCATTAACATGGGAGGAGGCCAAAGAATGAAACTAGCTATGGAAATTCCGTACCATCATTTAGAGGAATTATCTAAATTGTGTGACTTTGACTTTGCCTTAGGTCAGGTTGTCCTTGACCAGGGCCCGAAGTCAAAGTATGTAAAATTTTATAAGAAGCAAAGTGAGAAGGGAAGGCAGGTGTGGTTAGATAATGGATGGCATGAGTTAAGGAAATGTTTACCAGATAATCAACTATTGGAAGCAGCTAAACTAATAGGGGCTACTCATATTGTCGCCCCAGAAACTAGAAACAATGCTCATTTTACCCTTTATCAAATCTTTTCTCTATGGAATAGGATAAAAGAGGCAGGGTATTCATATAAAGTTGTAGGCTGTTGGCAAGGTCATAGGAAGGAAATGTTTAGATTATTAGACCATTGTGATGAGGTTGCCTTACCTTTTGATAGACCAAGACGGGTATATTTAAAGAATAAAGAAGAATCTGGTCTATTCCACTATTTTGGATTTAGGTCCTTAGATGAACTTAGAATCCTTCCTCCTAAAAGTTTAGACACTAGTATGCCCATTAGAGCGGCTTTATATGGAATTGACTTGCAAGATAGAGAAAGGCGCCCAAAAACCCCCTTACTAGATTTTACTATAAAACTTACAAAGGAACAGGTAAGTCAAACTATAAGAAACATATTCCTAGTACGGGGAATAGAACCTTATGGATGATGTGTTTAAGTTTTGTGAGAAATCTAAATACTTTAGTTTATATTATAACCTGGATTGTAATAGTGAGGTCTGCCCTAGATACCATTTTTTTGTTGCAGCCTGTATTCTAGGTTCTATTATAAATAGAAAAGTATCCTTTCAAAGAGGGAGCCCAGAAAACTTCCCAACTTTATATCCCAACCCTTGGGTTGTCTTAGTCGGGCCTCAAGGTCTGGGACATAAATCAAGTTCAATCTGGATGGGTGGGCAACTTTTGTCTGGTCTTCCAGACCATCTAAAGCCAAAAATACTTGCCTCAAAAATTACACCAGAGGCTCTTATAAAAGCCTTAGCATCTCAGATACCACAACCTGGGCTAGAACTACCTAAACACATTCCTAAAACATTCTTTCAGCAACCTGCTATAGGCCTTTTGAAATCTACAGAATTAAGTGTCCTATTAGGTAAGGAAAGGTATAATATAGGATTATCTAGTCTTCTTACAGAATTATATGATTGCCATGATAAATGGGTAAGTGAAACAATAATGAGGGGAGACCAAGCTTTATATAATATCTGCCTATCCTTTCTAGGTGCATCTACACCAGAAGGAATTCAAACCTTACTCCCTCAGGATTTATTTAAAACTGGATTAATGTCTAGAATAATACTAATAGCCCTACCCCCAAACTGGAATAAAAGGGTTGCCTGTCCCCCACCTGCACCTCCAGGGTTAAGAGATGAAATTCTATCGGAATTAGAAAAATTAGCCTTAATTCATGGGAAAATAAATTGGACACCTGAGTGTGAAGCCCTTTTTACAAATTGGTATGAGGGATTAGGGGAAAGGGAAGTAGCCCCTGGGCCTGTAATTGCCTACCTAGAAAGGAAACAGGACCACTTACTAAAACTTGCTATCCTTCTTCAATTAACATATACCCAGGATGAACTAGTTTTAGAAGCTCAAACTCTACAGGACGCTCTTAATATTCTAAATCTAGTTGAACCAGATACTATAAAAGTAATTGAAAGTCTTGTAACAGACCCAAGAATGAGGGTGACTCAAATGGTTATAGATTTATTTAGAGTTCATAAAATTCTACCTGAATCTGTGATACTAAATTCTATAATGAGATATTTAAACCATCCCAAAGATTTTGAAGCCATTCTAGGTCTTCTTTTAAAAGCAAAAATTATAAAAATTAAAAGTGTTCTTAAAGAAGAAATAATCTATGAACATATTGAAAAATAGGAGGTGTTTATGAAAGGGAAAAAGTCTCTGGTTTGTGTTTCTGGGGGACAGGATTCTACCTTCTGTCTCTTTTGGGCTAAGCAAGTTTTTCTTGAAGTAGAAGCTGTAACTTTTGATTATGGACAGACCCATAGTTTAGAAAAGGAAGCAGTAAGAAGGGTGACTGAACTGGCAGAAGTTCCTTTAACCCAGTTAGGTATAAAAGCTTTAAAAGAAATTGCAGGGGGAAGTTTAACAGCAGAATCAGAAAGTCACTGGCATTCTGGCCTTCATCCACAATTTTTAAATTTACCTATAACCTTTATTCCCCTAAGAAACCTAATACTCTTCTCTCTTGCAGCAGCCTTAGCAATAAAGAAGGGTATAGAACATCTAGTTGTAGGTATATCCCAGACAGATTATTCAGGCTACCCTGATTGCAGAGCAGACTTTCTAGATAAATTTGACATGGTAGTTCAAAGTTCTTTAGGTCTAGATAAACCATCAATAACTACATGGGCTCCCCTACTCTTTTTATCTAAGACAAACATGATTAGACATGCTATAAAACTTTCTGGGGTTTGGGAAGCTTGGGCATATACTCATACCTGTTATAATAATCTATACCCTCCTTGTGGAGAGTGTGATTCTTGTAAACTAAGAGCGGAGGGTTTTAGGCAGGCAGGATTAACAGACCCATTGATTAGAAGGGCAAAGGAGGAGGGAACTAAATGAGTTATTTAGACTCGACTCATAAAATTATAACAAGATATATTATACCAGTAACTACAGAAATAATAGAGTATCGGGAGGCACTTTTCTCTCCTTCTAGGATATTTATCCATCCAGACCTGTTTAATACTTTCTACTGTCCTCCAGACTGTGGTGTTTGCTGTAAAGGCTATACCTTAGATTATCTTCCATGGGAGGTAGACCAGTTACCAGACTGGCTTCAATCTCTAGGTTCATTTAAAACTATTATATTTAATAAGAAAAAGTTTACCTACTGGTCATATACTCAAAAGGATGAATCTACATGTATTTATCTAGACTCTCATGGCAGGTGCTGTATCCATAAAGTAAAACCTTTCTCCTGTTACTTCCCACCTATAAAGTTTATTCAGATGGGTCCACTTGTATCTAACTGGCCTACTCCTTATGTCTTATTAACTACTGACCTTTTCTCAAATGTTCCAAGTCAGAAATGTTCTTTTGGGAAATGGACATCAGATTCAATCCTAACTGTTCAGGAAAAACTTACCAGGTTATCTACTTGGTGTGACTATTTTAAAGTAAAAACAAAACTAGATATAATTAAAGAACTACTTTTTAAGGAGGGACGAAAATGGAATATAAAATAAATGAAATCTTTTACTCAATTCAAGGCGAGGGACATTGGACTGGAATACCAATGGTCTTTATTAGATTAGCTGGGTGCAACTATAATTGTGAATTCTGTGATACAGATTATACAGAAAAAATAAACCTCCAAATAAGTACAATACTTACCCGAGTTAGAGGATACCCTATAAGGAATATCTGCATTACAGGTGGAGAGCCTTTCCTTCAAGACTTACTTCCTTTGGTTTCTGAGTTACATAAATTAGGTTTCTTTATACATATAGAAACAAATGGAAGTTATATAGACAAAATAAAAGAACTCGCCCATTTCGGGCCTTGGGTAACCTGCTCTCCAAAAGAGGAAATTGACCCTGATGACTGGTGTTATATAGATGAATTAAAATGGTTGACAGGAGATGGGAAAGAGTTATGGAAATCTGTAGTTGAGAAAAATTTATGGCACCTATGTGCCTGGAATTTTATCCAGCCCGTATGGGGTAAAATAAACTATGAGAATGCTATAAAAATTGTTAAAGAAAACCCAGGATTTAGGTTGGGAGTACAGTTACATAAACTATTAGAATTCAAATAGGAGGAAATATGAAAAAGATAGTTTTTACTTTTTTCTTAATTTATTTTCTAGGAGTGCCTATTGCACAAGCAGAATGGGATAAATATGATACCTCTCTAATGATAACAAGTAATCTTTTACTCATTATAGACTGGAGTCAGACAAGATATATAGTTAAACACCCGGAAAGGTTTAGTGAGGAGAATCCTATACTAGGTAGGCATCCTAGTATAGGTAAAGTGAATACCTATTTTATAACTAGTATTCTAGTAAATTCTGCAGTAGGTTATATCCTTCCAAATCCATATAGAAAATATTGGTTTGGGATTATTTCTGGTATTGAACTTTATACTATAGGAAAAAATATAAATTGTGGTGTAAGGTTTAACTTACCCTAAATTCTTAATGCTCTTCCAGGACCTGCCTAAAGTATGGGTAATATTTTTCTACCACAGATCTCCTAGCAGCATCAGTCTTAGCATTCTTTAACTCTCTTATAATTTTACCTCTTATCTCTCTTTCATACGATTTAAGTTTATAAAAATGCTGCCTCTTAGCCTCTTCTTCCAAAACAGGTGTAATTCTCGCTCCAAATTGAGCTGCTAATAATTGAGCAGGAGTCAAAGCCTTTCTTTCACCTAATTCAGCTAATCCTAAAGGTTCAAATAAGAATTCTCTAGAAGTTCTATATATATCCCTAAGGTCTGTTCCAATAATACTCGGAGCAAATTGAAGGTATGTATGATTTAACATTCTCCAAGCTTTAACCGTATCTGGTTCCCAATCATACCAAATTGGAGCCCCTGCAAAGGTTTCATTTGCTCTTAAATTTCCTGCCCAAGTTAATACAGGGTGCTGTAAAAAGGTAAAAAGGCCTTGTGACCTTAAATCTGCAACATCCCCAATTCCTGGAAGCATCCAGGTCCAATTAAATAACTGCAATCTACCCTGCCTATCTCTCCAAGGAATAACTGAGAAGACACCTTCCTTAATGTAATCCGGAAACTTGGTCTTTAATTCCTGCCATTCATCTGGACTCATACCTGCAGCTTTTAAACCTAAGGCTGTTAAAGCAGGAGGAACCATTGCCCATTTAAAGAATCTTACTGGATGTTTAATTGCAGTTTCAATCATTAAGGGAATAGACTTTGTTTGCCAGATAGCAAAAGGAACTATTGTCCTACTTAAACTTCTAACAAATGGAGTTGTTTCTCCATAATTAAAAGTCCACTTAACTGCATCTAAGGCAGCTGCATCTTTAGGCATTCCAAGATATTTTGTATTATAGATATACTTAGATAACTTTGCCCAGGATTCTTCCATCTGGTAAAGCCTAGCAAAAGGTCTAGTAATTTTGGAAAAAAGGTACTCCCCTATATCAAAAGCATTTGCTCCATATCTTAAGGCACTTGGAAAGTGGGCCGTTTCTACATCAGAAAAAGTTGTAGAATACCCAGTCCTCTTTTGAAATTCTTTTGCAATAGGCCCTCCTTTCTTTAATTCTCTTATACCTTCCATATAAGCACTGTATGACTTTCCAGTAGGATCAAATGCAGGCATACCTCCCCAATCATTTAAAACGATATTAGAATAAATATTCCTAAAGTGAGTTGGAATCCTTAGAACAACTTTACCCATTTTCCAAGGGGCCATAAAAAACTTATTCCATATTGTAGAAGAAATACTATCTATATGCCCTAATTCCCCAATTGCTCTAGCAGTATTCTCTTCAACCCAAAGGCCTTTAAAATGCTTATTATCTATCTGAATAAACCCAGGTTTTTTAACCAAAGAGGTAAGCATAGGGTTATTCCTTAATTTAGGGAATAAAACTGCTTCTTCTGCTTGTCGGGCTATTTTAGGTAGAATCTCTAAAGAGTTTGCAGTTAGATTATACAAGTCTTTTGCAAAAGCCTTAGTTTCTTCTGATGTACCTGGGTGGTCTATAACCTTTTTTAACCCCACTTGAACCTGAGGTACATAAGTCATACCCATAAACTTCTTAGGTTTAAAAGGTTCCCCAGTAAAATAGGGTTTTAACTCCTTTAGGAAAGTAGGATCCAAACCTCCATACTCTCCTTCATCAAGGGCCTTTCTAAATAACTTTTGAAGGTTGTCTCTAAGAGACATCTCTCTTATAACCTCATAAACCTCTTTCTTTTCTCTTGTAACTTGCTGCCACTCTCCAATAACACCCATAGCCCGAGTAATCCTTTGTTTAGACTCTAAGGGAAGACTCATATATTCCTTTAATAACTCTCCTTTAGGTTCCCACTGACCTTTGGACCAAAACCAGGAAACATGGAATCTTTCCGCAGGAGTTAAGGCATTTAGTTCATCTACAAGGCCTTGGGTCATCTGCCTCATTATAGCCTGGGATTTCTCTGACTTCCTTAAAGTGGCTGCCCCTGACCAAGGTGCTCTTGCTACCCCAGGTTGCATAAGTTCCTTTATAGACCTACCATAAATTAAGCCTTTTTCTTCTAAAGCTTTAGGAATTATTGGTATATTCGCAATCTTACCTAAAAGGTTTAATATAGGAGTTGCAAAATACTTATGATAATAAGAAGGAGATAGAAATATTTCTCCTGAAGCAGTCTTAGTAGCAACAGCTCCTACCTCACCTAATCTTTTAAGAAAATCTTTTGCCTTACCAGCAGCTGGAAATGCACTCATAAGAAGCATACCTCCAGTAAGGAGGTCAGGGATTTCTTTAGTTAGAATTTCTTCTGGAGGCTTCCTTTCAATAGCCCCTAAAGCAGCACCATAGATAGCAAAAGATAAAAGAGTAAGCCAGGGGTTAGTAGCTGACTTAGTAATCATTTGAGGAAGAATAGATAGAAATGCAGCTGCCCCTTCTTTAAGAGTTTCTTCTTCCCATTTATATTCTGAGGGCATTTTTACGCCTTGAGACAACCTAGGTATGGGGTAAGGGGCTCCATAGGTTTCTGTAGATAAAGAAGGTTTACCTTCAAAAGGCATAGTATATAAATCACCAAAATGGGTTAACTGTTTTGCTACCTCAAAAATTTCTTGGGGAATAGCAGGTCCAGCAGGCCTTCTCCAACCTGCTTCTTGAGGAGGCTTAAGAGGAGGCATAAAAGCCTTTTTATTAACTATTTCAATAAGCCCTCCTTCTGGAGTAGGGGTTCCCATAGATTCAACAGGTACTTCTCCTATAATTTCTAAACTACCTCTAGGCATTATTTACCTCCTTTACCCTTTCTAGTAGGTTGAACTAGGAGTTTGTCTAAAAAATCTGATGTAGATACAGCTTTAGGTGTTGTTGAACCTTCAAGAACATCAATAACACTTTTCTCCCTAGAAAAATAAGTACTAAATTCAGGATATTTCTTACTTCTGGCATAGGATTCTAGAAACCAGACTTGGGGGTTATTGGTTGTAGGTTTACCAGTTTTCATAAGATGCTCCCAGATATCCCCTATAAGAGGCATACCTTGCATTTTCTTCCATAATGCAATTCCTTGCCTTAATACAGCAGGAGCTTCCTCAGTTCCAACTATATTAGTTATCCTGGCAGCTGCCTCCTTAATTGCTGGAGGAACTACTGAAACATCCTGACTTCTATAAAAATTTACCCCATAACCTACATCAAAAGGTCCGCCTAAAGGCCCTCGCTTAACAACTGAAGATAAACCTTGCATAGGAGATACAGGTTCCCACATCTGAGGGTTGTCATAGAATTTCTGCCTTGCCTCTTCAATAGGAAACCTGGATACATTCCTAAACTTTTGGGTTAGATTTCTTAAAAGGCCTGTTCGCATAATATTTTCTCCAGGAGGTTCTAAACCAGTAAAAGCCCCAGATACCTCCTCAAAGGCTTCAGGAGGTAGTTCTTTTGCTCCAGGATACTTACCCATTATCCTATTTAGGATTTCCATTAATTGTTTTCTAGTAGCCACTGTCCTAATCTTAATTATATTTTTTGGTAGTGGTGGCATCCTTTAACCTCCTATCTATATTTCCAAAGATTCTTTAAACCTTCTAATACACCTTCAAACCTGCCTCTAGGTTCCGGACTATAAATAAACCTATCCCCTTCTACCTCCTGAGGTAGATATGTATACCTCCCAGTTTTAGTTAGAGCAGTAGCTACTCTTTGCTCCATTTCACTTAACTCAGGGGTATCAGGTAAGGCCTTAAAGAGTTTGTTTAAATTAATAAGAAGGCTATTCCTATAAGCCTCTCCAGTAGGGGTTGTATCGTTAGCTAATGCAATTAATTCTGTTACCCAGGCCCCCGCCATTTTCTCACCTGCCCCCCTAATAAGGTCAAGCTTAGGCAGTATTACTTTTTCTGTTTGCCCAGTAACTTTATTCCTCATAGTATATTCTAGTTTTGGGATTAGCCCAACATAGGACTGGAACAGCCCCTCTAATCTTTGCATAGCACCTTTTCTATCTTCTACACCCCCAGTCATAATATTTTTATTAAGCTCACCTGTTCCTTTATCAAAGGTTGTAGAAAAGTCCTTAAACCCCTGTGTAGCTTGTTCAGAATTCCATTTTGAAATATCAAAGTCTAATTGTCTAGACCTTAACTTATTTTGAGTTATCTGCTCATCAAGCCTTAATAAATCTATATCCGTAGTTACTTTAAACTTACCGGCTTCAAAAGCTCTTTCCCTTGCCTTTTCTTTACCTATTGTTTCTTCATACTCCCGAATTTTAAATGGGAGTTTTAGACTTTCTTGTAAACCAAAAGCCTGCAATACCTGAGCTGTTTCTTCCTCTTTAGACATAGGCCTCCAAGGCCTAGTAACACGGGTTTCACTAATAGGAGGAATCCCCGCACCCCCAATTTCTTCCCATTCTTTTGCAGTATAGCCTGTCAAAGGTTCCTGAATAACCTTTTCCTCTGTAGGCCAACCAATCCCTGTAACCTTTTCATATAAGCCTTCTAAACCTGGACTGACCTGTCTAGATAGACCCATCATCTGTAAGGCTAAACCTAACTTTTCTCCTAGGGATTTATCTTCTCTTGAAGGTAAGGCTCCTTGAGGAGTAGTAATAACCCCATATTTATTTAATAAAGGTACAACTCTTTCTTTCCAACCTGGAGATTCAAGCATCTGCCTTTGCCCCTCAGGATCTGAGGCATACCATAAATTAGTAGCCATAGAAGCAATAACAGGCTCCCTTTGTTTTTCTAATTCCATCTCCTCCAGCATTCCTGCACCTAAACCTTGCCCAAAGAGGCTCCAGTAATTTGTCTTTCCTGGCATCTTTCCTGCCCAAATAAATGGCATTGTATTTCACCTCCCTTATGATGAAAATAAATCCCAACCACGCATTTCATCAGTATATCCTGGAGGAATTCCCCTCCCAAATAGTTTATCCCAGATACTTGGAGTATCTTTAGATAGACCACTCCAGAACCCTGGGGTAGACATTGACTTTCCCCATACAGGGGCCATTGTCTGCCAGAAGCTAGGGGGTTGTTGAGCATACCCTCCAACTGTAACATAGGGTTCAAGACCCATCATTTGGATTGCAGCATTCCAATAGGGACTTCCAGGACCCCCAAGGTCTTTTAGATACCTACTCCAACCTGCCTTCTGTTGTTCAATCATGGGTTGTTGGGTTAGAAGATTAAATAAACTTTGCTGCCCAACTAGCCTTACATCTGCAATATCTTTTGCCTCCTGTCGAGCAATACCTGTAATTGCCTCACTTTCTCCTTTTGCCCGGGTCTCTCCCCAATAACCTGGGCCTGCATAGGCTTCCCTAACCTTAGGTAATCCCCACTTTTCAAATTCTGGGTAAACAGCCTCTTTATAATAGTCACGGATAACACTTGGGTCAAAAACACCTGCAGTCTGCCTTGCCCAAGGGGCATAGTTCTGTAACCAATTTAGGTAAGCGCCTTCTTCTGCAGTAGGGAGTTGCGCTCCAGATAAACCTGTAGTTACCTTATCCAGTAGACTTTGGAATAAAGCCGTCTGCCCTGGGGTCCATCTTGCAAATTGCTGACCTTGAATCTGACCCCCTTCGCCATCCCCTCCAAAAATACCACCTAAAACAGTTCCTATTAATGGTACAAAAGGTAACACTTCTGACAACTAAACCACCTCCTTATACATAAGATGACCTTTAAATTTATACTTGTACTTTCGCTCAAATACCCTATAATTCCTTTTAGTTATAAACGCTATACATTTACACTGACTCGCCTTTGCAAACTTATTCACTAAATCCTCTAACTCTTTTCCTGTACCCTTCCAAAAGAGTTGGTGAAGAAAGAATATATCTCCCAGCTTTTCAAAACTCATAAAGCCTTCATCTAAAAGAACTACTTTATCAAGGTTAATTATTTCATCATCCCCAGATTTTTTCAGGAAAGACTCTATCCAAGTATCTGGTATAGCTGCTCTTTCTGTAAGCAAGCCTAGCCCCTTTCTAATAGTGTCCACGCTTGACCTACAACTAATGGACCCCAAGCTTTTCCTATAAGTTTTTTGAGCAAGGCTACTTCCTCAATACTTAGTTCTACTACATCACCCCCATGGATCTTATTTGCAAGCCTCCACCTTTCAAACTTCTGCTCTCCTGGTAGGTTACGCTCATCTTCATAAGAGGACATAAGAGCTATGACACTTACCTCCTTGAGGGTAGCTGACACATTACTATCTGGTGATATACAAATATCATTACCATCTAACGCTTTCAAAACTTCACTAAAATCAACCTTCATAAAACCTCCACTTTCTCTATTATCTTCTGGATTGCCCCATACATAACAGCATATATCTGGTCTGCATTAAGTGAATAGCAATCCTCTATCTCTTCCGTTCTGCCTTCAATAGGAACCAAGGAAAAAGGTTTAACATCTACTCCCTTTGGAAAGAAATTTCTTACATCTTGTGAAATCCAACCAAGCTTACTTCTATCTTTAACTTGGTCAACTGTATATACTTCCTCTTTCCATGTAAATCTTTTAAGAGGTAAAGTTTTAACAATCTCATAACAACGGTCTAGGTCTGCTAACATAATGTCTTTTTTAAGTCGTTCATCTGAAACAACTGTCCATGTATTTGTCGAAGGTTTAGCAGCACTATCAGTTGAGAGTTGAAGCCAATAGGATGGGCTTGTTAAACCGATGCCGACAAGGCCCGTTGGTTTAACCACAAACTTATCCTCCAGTTCAATAAAACTGTCAGTAGAACCAGTTCCAAGGGCACCTTGCTTACTAAACAACCCTTTATGCCAGACGGCTGTTCCTGTCCGATTGATATAAATCGCTGCGGTTGATGGATTATCCATGGCTACCAGATGAAGTCCATATTTAGAAGTTGTCGTATCCATAGAGGGTTGATCCACACCTAGATTCCTTACAGCTAGTTCAGCAGCAGTTAAATAACCATCCCCACCTGCCACAGTAGACACTTCTGCATATAGACCCCACGCCCTACCAGTAGTTGTCGCATAAATAATCCCCCTAACATCCGCCCCTACAATGTCCCGTAAGGTTGCCCCCGAAGGGTCTGATGTCACTGCCTGAACAAGTAACCCCGCCTTTTCATAATCAGCCGTAGCACCTGTATCACCAGTAACACGTACTTGAATGTTCAATCCAAATTCGTTTGTGTTGGTATTAATATTCTTTCCAATGCGTGTAAATGATTGGTTCCAAGCAGCAACATCAAACAAAGATACTCCAGCATCAATTATAATGTTGGTGCTATTATTAAATAATAGACTACTAGCTACCCAACTAGTCCCGCTATGGCGTAATGTTTGACCGGATGTTCCAGAAGGTAGACCAGACTCTACACTCCAAGTAGGAACACCACCTACTGTTTTCAGTACATAGCCTTCAGAACCTTTTGCAAGTTTAGTCCAGGCAGGAGTTGAGTTAGCAACAATTAAATCACCCTGTACTGGAGAACCGACAACTGTATCAGTATGCATCGCAGACAAAAGGTTATGATTACTCCCCCCACTCTCCGCTGCCCAAATAGGTAACCCTCCCGATAACTTCAAAACCTGCCCATCTGTTCCCTTAGCAAGTTTAGTCCATTTTGGTGTAGCATTTGCATATATTATATCTCCTGCTACTGGAGAGGCTGCAATAACATCAGGGTGGGTTGCAGAAAGAAGGTTATGATTAACTGCTCCACCTGCAGCTACAGTTTTCCAAGAAGTACCAAGGTCCAAGGATAACTCCTCAGTATCAGTAGCATAGTATAATCTGTTAGGAAACCCATAACTAGGCCTATTGGCAGCTAATCCAAAGAAGGTCCAGTCATGCCAAACTCCAACAGTTCCTAAGGCTTTCATAGTCGCAATATGATTAGCTACCAGTTCCGTAAGGCTTGCAGGCTTCTCTAGTTTATCAGAACCCTGATCCAGATACCCAACTTTGCCTGTAGACATTTATACCTTCCTCCCTTTATAACCATACATATATCTTCTTACACTTATATTCCCCTCTAGCCTCAATCTAAACCTTATTTGATGTCTTGTAATATTAAAACTCCATTTTAACCACTTCCAGATGTTAAGAGAACCAGTAACTGTTCCTAAGGCAGTATAAGAATGGCCCCCATTATCTGAGAAGAATAATTCAATAGACCCACTACCTTCTGCCTCTACCCAGAAAAGTAGAAACCTATTCTCCCTCTCAAAGGTTTTATCTATAGTATCCCAGTATTTACTAGATAAGTCTGTAGATACCTTAGTAACATCAATCTTCTTTATATATTTAGTAGCACCAGTAGATGAACCTACAAGTATTATAGGAAAATCTGAAACTATTGCTGAACCCCCCCAGACCCAATCTTGCTCTAACCATGTACCAACAAGGTCATCCCAGGTAATACTAGTAGCCTCTTTCCAAGAACCAAAGCAATAAACTGGGTTATCACTCTTTCTAGACCACCAACTTTGAGTAGTAATATTGTATCTATAAATTGTTTTCGCATCAGTACTACCTATTGTAGGAACTGCTAACCAATACTCATTTAGAACAGGAACATAAACTGCCTTGCATTTTGAAACTTGTGAGTCATTCAAGAGTCTATTAGGCCCAAAAAGTTCCATCCATATTTGATTTCCTATAGGCTCATTAGATACTCCATTAAATCTATAAATATTATCAGTGCCCATATAATAGTGGAATCCACCTATCTCAACTACAGTGTCAGTAGCAAGTAGGCCTGTGTCACTTATCACTTTTACAGGCGTGAATATTCTAGGATATCCTACATAGGCTATTTCCCAAATTGAGTCTTCTTTATAGGCAAACAGCCTGTCTCTTAAATACTCAACCCTCTTCAAAAAACCTGGAGTATCAGCCAAATCAAAGAACCCTGAGGTTCCAGTAGTCCAGTTCTCATATGCCCCTACACTACTCCATCTCATCCTATGAGGACAGGCTGTCCCTGATTCTATTGTATTACCTAATAAGACATGGGCATAAAAGGTTCTTATATATCTGGCTTTTATATTTGTTAAACCCCCAAGAGCGGCATATGTAGTCCCATTCCATTTTTTTACCTCATTCTCATAGTCACTTATAAGCAATTGGTCTGTCCCAGGCCAAACAGTCATAGAAACATGTCTGGGATCTGTTCCAGTATAAACTCCTATAGAGGTCCAGGTACCTGCAGAATAATAGAAAAGAGCAGCTGAAGTAGCTAAAACAAAATAAGAGCCTCCATCAGTCTTTGTAAATTGGTATAGGGTTAAAGGAGTATTGGCTATAGAACCTGAGGTAAAAAGAGAAAAACCTCTTGCAGGCCTTAATAAACCTTTGTAAAATTCTACCTCTTGGGTATCAGGACTAGCATCGTCAGGAAGTAGTAGACCATCAACACTTGGTATGTAACCTTTAGTAAATGAAATACAATGTTTAAGTTCCATCTTTAAGCTATCCTTGTTACTGCAAGCCAGGTACTACTACCTGCCTTTACATAAAAGTTAGTCATAGCTGTTTGATATATATATACATCTATAGTCTGACCCCCAGTACAAGGGTATATATCCATTATTTGTATACTACATCTATTAACTACTCCAGGAGCTGCCTTTACTACACCTAAGTTGCCTCCCGAGTATAAAGTGGCTTGAATACGACCTATAATATCATACTGACAATCTAGTGAGCATATAAAGAGATACTTACCAGCTGCAGGAATAGTAATAGTATTAGACGCAAACATTCCATAGGGGTCATAACTCTCAGTATTGAATACTGTAACTTTTGTCCAAGTATCAGATGCAATAGACTGGTCTGAACCAGAACCATATGCTCTAAAAGTATATTGACTCACCCCAAAGTCTCCTGTACCAGAAACCAGGACCCAATTACTTCCATTACTTATAATTTGAATAAAGGAATATTGAGAAACTAAAGATACTGTAAGCACTCCATCTATAGTCTCTGAACCATTTGGGTCAATAATAACCTTGTTTTCAGAACTATCAGTCTTCTTGATTAAGTAAGGTTTACCTGTAGAACCTATAGCTGTAGGAAGACCTATAGTTACTTCTCCTCCTGAAGCATTTACCAGGATAATATTATCAAGAAGTGTTGCAGTATATCCTGCAGTCTTACTTACAACCTTCCAGGCATGCATACCAAAAGGGTCTGTAGTTAAAGACCCATAAAGATGTTCAAGATTCAATCTCTCCTTGACATCAACTTTTAAATCCCTAATCTCCTGCCCACCATATCTTGCTTGATCCCCATCAGCAGGGTCCGCCTCATTCCAAGACCTTGTAAATGCCATTATAGCCTCCTTATTTAGGTTTTGAATGGATAAAAGGATTTAACCAATAATCCCCAGAAAGGTTTTTGGAAATATCCCCTTTAATAAAACCTTGTAATGCTGTAAGGTTTGGTAAGAGTTCTTTAGAAATATTATAAGAAGTTAATAACTTGCTAGCTAAACCAAACCATCTAGTTCCTACTTCTATTTCTTCTATACTAAAGAAGAAAAGACCTGTGGTTAAAAGAATTAAAACTTCATCTAATTCTTTAAATTGAATCACTGTTGTATCATCTGTAACTGGAAGAGGCCATTGATGAAATCTTATTACTAAGGAATAAGCATCATCTGGTTTCCTAAATAATGAAATAACATTCCCCCATTTTGTATAAATAGTAGGTCTACCTGAAGTAGCTGTAGGAATATAAGGAATTATCTCTTGGTCCCATTTTAAAGGAGAAATAAAATCTAAAGGATATCCTTTTGTTGAAGTTATTAGAACTGTGCTATAGAATTTATTAAACCTTTCCAACTCAATATTATAATCTGCTATATCTTTTGCAAGGACTGGGCAAACCTTTTTCTCCAACTCCCACCAGTTGTGTAAGGTAGCTGCTAACCTTTGGGCAGAGTTAAAGAAGAATAAAATTGAACTCCCAGAATCGGAATCTAACCTATTCCCTATATTCCTTTGAATTTGAGGCTTTAAATCTCCATAAGTGCTGCTCATACTTTTAACCTCCCTTCTGGATTGATATTTAAACCAGTTAAACTTTTAGGTATACTACATGTAAAGTCATTTATAGAACCTGGAACAGGGCAACTAAACCCAATCAAGTGACCCTTACCAATAAAAGTTACCTCCTTACCAATTAACTTAAATTCACCTACTTCTACTAGTAAAAGATAGGTTTTAAGTAAAGAAACTACCTGCCCTGATAAATTAAAGGAACCTGCTTCAAGAGTAATTTTGCTATCCTTTATCAAATTTAGAATTTGCCCTATGGTGATATAAGAGCCATCATCACAGATAATTTTTCTATTAAAAAAGGTTGCTACATCTTGGCCTGTTAAAATATATTCACCTGCATCTACAACTATTCCTATTCCTTTTATAAGGGCTACATCCTGGCCTGTAAAAGTATATGAACCTACCTCAGATAGAACTTTTGAAGCTTTTAAAGTGTCAACTGCCTGTCCTGTAAGAGCATAACCTCCACCTGCTGCGGATATGATATAAGCAACACTCCACACCACCGTCAAAATCGGTCTGTATGACTCGGTGGCATTTTCTTGGGAAGCGATGTGTATATATTCTAAACCAGTAGGTTGGTTGGCATTGTAGTCCCTTGAACTTCTCAGTGAATAATAGGTGTAACCAGCCTTGACTACCCACGAAGTGCTGAGATTACCACTCGCATACTGCGTGTTTATAGCCATTCCACTCGTGTTTCTCCAGATACTATCATCGGCAGTGCCAGCAAGACAATTGTCATAAGCAGCCTCTCTGTTTGAAGCAGATATAGGGTCTTGGGCTGACCAATCCTGTTTTACAATTTGAACGTCAAAATCTGTGTCAGAATAGTCTGCAATACATACCATCTTTTTGTTAACTTGACTAATACTCGCAGCAGCGGGAATAGCTGTTGTGTCAAACTTTGTAAAAGCCCTATAAACATCATAAACTAAGATACCAGTGTTATAGTATTGCCCACACATAAGGGAAATATAAGTAGTGTCGTGAGTGGAAGAAGTACTCCTTGCAGTAGAATAGGAGGTAGAGGCTCCATAAATGAATCCATCCACCACCATGTCAAGATAATCAGGGTCAAGAACTACAGGGAAGGTATATTTTGACAATTCTGCAATAGAGACACCCGTATAAAGATATTGAATACCTCCAACATACCGAGCATAGCGTTTCATAAGGATAGGCTTGTTTTTTGCATCTATGCCATAAGGAATAGGAAAAATATGGTCTGCTTTATTGAAATCACCAAGCCAACCATCAGGCCAAATCTGAGTAGTACCAAAGTTAGTCTCAATGACAGCCCAATCATCTGTGCCACCAGAAGGAGCAACGTCAATCGTGAGTGATTCCCTTAACCCTGTTTCTGTCAATCTCAGACAATGGTGATAGTTGCCTTTCTCTCGGATGACACAATCATCAGAAACCACACCAATGGGAAAAGTAAGAAGCGAGGTGAATTTCTTAGTAGAGACATTAAAGATTCCTATTCTATTTGTAGATTGTGTATGAAGCGTCTTCCCAGTAGAGCCTGAAATTCTTACCAAACCATCCTTTTTAATTCTTGTATTAAGCCCAGGAGCTCCATACTCAACCCCAATCGGGAGAAGTTTGGTATCAATAGGTTTCCATATACCATCAAAATAGTGAATCGGCCCGCCAAGACATTCTGTAACAAAATAACCACCTTCTTTGAAGGTAATAGACCCTCTTGCTCTTGAATGAATCTTGGAAACCTTATCAGGATTCTTCTCTAAATAATCTTTGACCCAGTTAGCCATTTAACCTCTTGTAGTTTGATAGACCCAATTCTATAGGATCTACCTTAAACCTAATATGTTTACACCCACAAATCTTGCAGACTCTAGTATTAACACCTTTTCTATCATCTTTTAATTCTGTAAGATTCTTCGCATATTTACAACAATCTTTCACAGTATCTGGTTGGGATACAGACTCTTTATAACCTTTAGCCTTCTCTTGCATCTCATTCCAGCGTTTCACAGCATAATCAAAGGTATTACCCCAGACAAAATCTGCACACCTCTGGCATCTAATTTCACAACAAGTATTTGTTACCTGCCTAAGGATTATTTTCCCGTTACCACAGTGACATTCTCTTAACGTTAACAGTTCCATTATGCTATCGTTAACACACTTGCACCAAAGTCAACTGTAAAACTCTCACCTGCATTAATAGTAATTGCTGAGCCATAATCCCACCACGAAATTAGTGGGTCAGCAGGAGATATCGGAGTATCATTGTACATTGGAACATATCTAAAAGGCCCGAATGAACCACCCGATGCTGTCCACGTCTTGTCTACTGCTGTCATTGTACCAGTACCACCTGTCTCAGTATAATCATTCTGGACATCAGCAGGGGCATAACCATTTTGTTCTGTAATACCTGCAAGGTCTGCCTTCACTGCATCAAGAGAAGCATCTGGAGTATCATTTGTAAGATAAACCATCAAAGTATGCCCAGCAGCGTGAAGCTGATGCACACCTTTTCCTAACTGCTCTACAAAATCGTGGAATTTGTTGTATGCTGCCATCTATTAACCCCTTTAGAATGTTACTTTCAAGATTGTTACATAGAGAGCTGGATGAACCTTCACTGGTGCAGTAAAACTCATCATACCAAGAATACCAATGGAAGATGTAAAACCTTTTAAGAGCCAAGTACCACCAGCTTTCTCTACTAGTTTTGGAATATTTAAACCAAGCCCAACTCCAGCCATATTTGCAACATTGTCCTGTGAGATAACAGTTGCCTCAGCTCTAATTGATAAGAAATCATAGAATGAAGCAATATCACTACCAACACCAACTGCAAATACACCAAGTGTTGGAAGATACAAAGTATCCCCCTGTAAATTTAAACCAGAAAAACTTATAGGTTCAGCATAAGCAAAGCTAACCAAACCTAACACCAGTACTAAACTAAGTAGTAATTTTTTCATTCCTTTTCCTCCTTATAGGAATTATTCCAAAAAGTTTTATACTACCATCTGAGCGAACTTCAAGAATTGGGACCTTAAGCCTTAATTCTTTCTTAGGCCTAAGTTCCTCAACAATCTTGTCAAACCTGCCTTCTTCTTTACTCATCTTTCTTCACACTATCTTTTGCAAAGAAACCAATAAAGAATGTGCCAATTAACATAATAGCATCTGATACTTCTTGGGGTATATCAGCCTTAAATAGCATCTTGAATAAAAATCCAAGAAGTACTACAAAAGCTGCCAGTGTTGTCTTCCAATCTTTCATCTTAAATGCCTCCTTAAGTTTATTAAAGCTTGTATAAGCTTTTAGTAAGACAATAATGTTCATAGCATAACCTCTCCTTTATCCTTACACTCACACCAAATTTCAAGAGAGTCTCCAACCCTCTTAATCCTAAGTCAGACCGCCTTACCTTCCATTAACTCTTTACATTTTGCATAACAAGCATTTAATATAATCCGTTTCTCTTGTAATTGTAAACTATCCCAAAAGTCAATAGGTATTTGTGTTATCAAGATAGCAAGGCAAAGCAATAATGAGACTAAGAACCTACTCATACTCCCTCCTTATACTCAAAATGCCCAGCATCCCAACCTTCAATTCTTTCCGTCTTAGGGTCATCCCCAAACCTACCCCCCCACCTTTGACCAAGGCTTTCCCAGTACTCACCAAGCTCTTTATATTTGTCTGGTTCATAATTTAGCCTCCCATCATCCTGGATGTCAGATAGAAAAGCTATATCAACAGCTAAACCATCCAAATGCCTTGATTTCAGTGTTTTACTTGCCCCTTTAGCAACTAATAACTGTTGTTGCCTCGCAGTTCTTACCCATTCTATGATAAGTATAGGAGTACCCAAATCTCGTGCCTTCAAAATTAACATAGCAACCAAAGGCCAAAAAGCAGCCTGTTTCTCCCTAAGTGTCATCTTAGTGAACCTTCCCTTTTAACTCACCAAGTTTTTCAAGCATTTCATCTTGTTTCTCATTTATACTGAGAAGAGTTGCATTAATAGTTTGAATTACCTTATCACAGGCTTGTTTATGAGCTTCATGTTCTGTACGGGGTAAAAGTTTTTCTATTTCACCCTCAACTCTATTTATCCTTTTATCAAAACCAAGCCAACTACCAATAGCACCAAGTAAGGCTCCGATAAGGCCCCCACCTGCACCATACCCAGCATTATCCCATCCCATTTTGAGACCCTCCATCTTTATAATTACAGAGCTTCTTAAACTCTTCCAGTATATCTGGGTTAAAAAGGCCCGCTACTCTCTTTGACAAGAGGATAATAAACTCTTTCTTCTCCTCAATAGAGGCTTTCATATATTCCTTCATTATAGGATTCATTCATAAAACCTCCTATGAATAGATTACTGTTATATTACTAGCAGCCGCAGTTACAATAGTTAATCCAGTAGAAAACCTACAACCAAAAGAATATAGCCCCTCAGTTATACTGGCCTTTAAAGTTCCGATTAGATTTCCAGACCCAGCAGTATTATCATAGATAGTAATAGTCCCTGCTGCAGTACCATTAACTACAATACCAAAAAGAACTCCTGGCCCAGATTTAACCACAGTTGTAGTTGCAGTAGTAATATTTTTATAGACTCCTATTACATCCTGGCGTATAGGCATAATCCCCCCTTATTTAAAAAATTTATCAAAAGCTTTTTTCCTACCAGTAGGTTTCCATCCATGTTCAATGCCTTGAAGGAGACGAACCTGCTTTTTTGCCTTTGCTAAGGAAGTATTCTTAGCCTTAGTCCCATGAGGAGAAAACACTTTATACCCATCTACCTTTGTTATACTGTATGGCATAACCTTTCTCCTTTAGGCATTAATTTTTACCCATGTTCCACTTGCAACAGTGCAGATATAAGCATCCCCATCAAAAGAATTCCATAAAAGAGTTCCTACACGAGCAGCAGTATCAGGAGCACCTGTTGTAGTTTTTAACTGAATATTTCTCCAAATCTCCTTCCTACCCTCAAAAGCTTTATTTAGGATTTTCTTTTTTAATGAATAACTAACACCCGAACCTGCCATAATATCCTCCTTTAGTATTGGGCCTAGAAGAACCCAGGCCCAATAGTAAGTTTAAGTTGTTTTACTAGAACCCAGGCAGAGAAAGCATAATCATCTTATACTCTGTATCTACCCCGGTGTTTAGGAGTGCACCAATACCTTGCTGGTTGAGACCAGTATTTGGCGTTCCTTCAGTTAGAACTGGTGTAGCAACTGACCCATCTACAGATGTAGAAGGAATAACAACAGTCCCGATTGCAGGGGTACCGTCTGAAAGAACAATACACATCCCTTTAACCTGACTCCAGTAGTAATAGTTTGCTGTAATAGCTATAGGAGGGATTCCTATTAATACAGCTGTAGGTGGAGAGTCGTGAATTATTGCTCCACTAAATGGGCTTGCTACTAAGGTATACTCTGAAGATGTAGTCAAAGCATATCTGATGCCATCATAGAGTTGAACTACAAGACTTGCAGATGCGTCAGCTGCAGGGTGTCCAGAGACCTTATACATATACCCTTCACCAGCAGCATCATTGATATACAAGAACCCATCTTTATACTGGTTAACTGTAGCCGCTGTAGCACCCAAGGTTACAGTTACAGACTTATCTCCTACTGCAGCCGCAACTGCTACTGCTTTATTAACATGGTTTGCTACAGGAATAGCTGCTTGACAGAGTTTACCTGCTGCTAAGGCAACAGCACCTGCCCTAGTATAGATAAATACTCTACCATCATCTAACTTACGAATAGTCCCAACTCTTTCTTTAGCCACAGAACTTTCCTCATAAAGTCCTTGACTATAAATCTTTTTCCTTTCCTCTGTGTAATCACCACGAGCCATTTAAATTACCTCCATTCAAGGAGGGGTATAAAGAGTATCAGTCCTTATACCCTTTTAATAGGTTTATACTAAGCTGTTATGGTATGTAACACACCATGAACAACTGGTCTTGAGCTTATAAGATTCTGAGTACAAAGAATCTGACAAACTCTGTCATTTACCTGGTCTGGAATGGGTTTCCATTCTGTCATCTGCATAAAGTATTCTTCATCTGTAATCAGTTTAAGGTACTGGGTATTAATAAAATACATTTTAGCAGAAGGAGCAAAAGGGGACCAGAATATAGGACGACCTTTAAACTGGATATTCTCAAACCCTGCATCTGCAAGAGTTTGGTTAACACTCCTCTTCATTTCCAAGACCTCATCTTCATAATATTCATAACAGTTCTGGTCAGTTACAATTACAATATCCTGAATCTCGGCCTTTGAATACTTTAGACAAGTATTTAAAAGTGTCCTCATATCAGACAAACCATAGATTGCAAATGAGCCTGTAGCTGCCTTATACTGGTTTCTAAACCAGGGGTAAACAGCCCTGTCAATACCATGAAGGGTTCCTGAAGTAGGTAGGTCAGCAACTATATTCCTTAACCCATTAGGTTCTTTATCACCTGTCCCATCAGCGAAAAAGACTCTTTCAAAGTCTTCCCATAAAGCCCTTTCAGCAGCATTAATCCGACTTTCAATAAGTCGAATCACCTGTGCCTGACCCCTATTTCTCTGGTCTTCTATACCATAACGAGGAATTGAAACTGCAACAGACTTCCACTCTTCATAGGCCATAGTGAGAAATTCCTTATCCTGAATAGGAACAGTATCACCTTTACCTATCCAACGGATAGTTTCATTTGAGGCATAGTCAAGAGGAATTTCAATTCTTGTATAACCAGAAATATGTTCAATCCTGCCTTTTTCTTTCAACCAGAAAGCAAAGGGGGTTTTAAGGAAAGCCTGTTCAATAGCTTCTTTACGCCTTAGGCTCCAGGTAGATGTAAATAAGTTATCAACTGTTTGTGTCCAACTTGGAGGCATTTAACTTCCCCTCTTTTCTAGGCTATTTTTGTTCCTCTTTAAAAACTTCTTCAAAAGCCTGCAAAGCAGCCTCTTTTACAGTTTTAGGTTCGCCTTTTTTTGCAGAGGAACTAGCAAGACCTTTCTTCTCGCCAAATACCTGAGGGGGTTTTTCCCCTCCCTTACCAACCTCGCCTTTTTTAGCCCCTTCCTGTTTAGAGGAACGGGCTTTAACAATTATATAAGCTTGTTCTACTGAAAGACTAGGATTTTTTGTTCCCTCAGCCCAGATTTCCTTTTTAAAGTCCCAGAAATCTGGATATTTTTGTTCACAATCCTTTATCTCATCTTTCATTCTTTGGGTTTCAAGTCTATCAATAATAGGTTGGATAAGAGTCTCTTGAATTTTTTGATAGACAATATTTGCTAATTCAGTATTAGACACCCCTTCAAGGTCTACATCGTCTGGTTTAGGTTCTGAGCCTTTTTTACCTCCTTCTTTACCTAATTCAGCTAATAAAGATGCAATATCTGGAGTAGAAGGTGGATCTTTACCTGCCTTCAAGTCTTTTATATCTTGTTCCAGAGACATAAATCTGTCTCCTATTGAGGTTAAAACCTCAAGAAGTTTTGCACTTTGTTCTTCTGGTGTAGGAGTTGGTTCCCCTGCACCTTTGTCGTCACTATTCACTACCATCTTGACCCTCCCTTCTCCTATTTAGATTATAGTGTTTATACGCCTTGACAATAATAGAAAAGAGGGTATCAATATGCCCACCTTTCCATTCGCCGGTTAGTTCTACCTTTGGGGGCTTCTGTTTATCTGAGAGTATTGTAACTGAAATACTTCTCAGAATAGCCTCCTCTGGTTCAATAGATACAGTTTTCGCTTTCATACCTTCTCCTTACACCTCCTTACATATATCCTGTAGCAATAACACCCCTCTTTTTACACACCTCTTTTAACTGCTTTTTAGATTCTATATAAATAGGTTGCTCTGAAATATGTTCCCAGAATCCTGGTTTCCAAATATGGGGATTAGATGAAGCAACCTGCCTTTTCATTATCTGTCCACATTCACATTGTACAGGAGAATCTAAAGAGGATAGAGGTTTGAATATCTCCAAGATTTTTGCACAGGAGCATTTATATACATAAATAGGCATTACCCACCCTGTTTAACAAAGTTTTCTATACTTAAAGGTTCTTTTATAGACCCAAGGCCTGGCATTTGCGGGCCTCCCTGCATCCCTGGCATAATAGGAGGAACCTGAGGTATTTGAGGGTTAATAATCATACTCCAAGTTGGGTCAATCCATTCATATTGCCTAAGAAGGAGTTTTAATAAAAGGGTTTGGTCTATATAAGGATTTCCTCTAAGCATTCCATATAATTCTCTAGCCTGCTGGTATCTCAACTGTCTGGAAACAGGTAAACCTGAGTCTGGGTCTAACTGCAAACTATATTCCCCTTTAATTTCATCTCCCTTATATTTTATCCATTGCTGAGCACCATCGGGCCCAACAACCTTTATAACTCTTTCTCCTGTCCAAAAACTAAAAATATACTGATTCCATTTCTTCATAATATTTATAAAGGTGTCTGCAACTATATCCCGCCTTTCATCTCCCCGAATTTCTGTCGCCTCCCTTACAGCCATAACCTCTGTTGCAGTCCTGGGAGATACTGGTGCAACAAATTCTCCTGCTTGATTACGAGAGTAACCCAAAGTTTCTCTGAAATCCATTAAAATTTCCTGAGCCTCTCTCCAAAGTTCTGGGGGCATATGAGGTTGAAAAGGAAATACAGCCGCTCCAGGAGAACTTGAAACAGGTATAGCTGCTCCTGCATCTTCAGATAATAGCCTTTCTAAATCTTCCTTTTTAATAGTGTCTTTTTCAAAGAGGAATTTAAGTAAGGTTAGCCTTCTATGTTTTGACTGTTGAAGTTTAACCTCATTAAGTTCTAGTTGTTGGGGTTCTCCAATCCTTACATCTGGTATTCCCCAAAAGTAGTCTGGATCCTGGTTAAAGATTATAAATTCCCAGGGGAAACCCTCAATTTGAAGGGCATCCTCTGCCTCCAGGAGTAGGTTTCCTTCAGAGATGACATAAATTCTTTTTCTTTTATAGTCACGTATCTCTTTTAAAAGGCAGAGGTTTTCTCCAGTACTCTTAGACCATAAATAAAGTTTATCTTTATTTTTATCCCTTAACTTATACCCACCTTTTAAATCTTTTACATTCCTATACTTCTGGTCACCTTTAACATCTTCAAGAGGCCTAAAGATACAATGCCCAATCCAAGGAAACTCCTCTGAAGAAGAATAACCTGCAGGAGTTACTACATCACTAGGAGGGACACTAATTGCCCAAGGCATACCACTTTTTATATTTACCCTATACTCTATTGCTTCTGCATCTTCTGTGTGTACCTGAGTAGCAGTTGAAGAATCTGGACCTACTGCCTGCTCAGGTAGGAATCCAAACTCAGAATCATACCCAAGTTTAATAGGCCCAGTTCCACACAGGTAGGTATCCAGGATAGCTCTTTTTAACTGGTATTTCAAGTTTAGTTCCTTTATAAGATAATTGTCTACTGCTTCTACAACTCTAGCATGCCATTCAAATTCAGGTCTTAAGGCAGTTACAGTTACAGTAGGACTTTTAAAATATGTCCTCGGAACAAGGGATTTACCAAAAGAGAAGATTTTATTAACTGGTACAAGACCTTCCTTCCAGTCCCCTCTATAGTATTGTTTGTATTTCTCCCAATCCTCAGGTTTAGCAAATTGCTCTTTATATTTTGTACCAGCACTTAATTCTTTCTCCCAGTATTTAACAATAGTTTCCTGTTCTTTTTTACTCATTTCACTTAAACTCCTTTAAAATAAAGCCCCTTCTAGGTTGCCCCTTCCCAGAGAAATATTTTTCTAAAGTTTCTGCATAAGCCTTTGGTATTTGAAATGTCCTCCCTCCGTAACGGAATAGGACTTGGTCTCTAGGTACCAGTTCAGGGTCTACTTTAGAAACCTGAAGTTCATAGGTTTTCATCCAATCCTTTAGTATATCCCTTGGTTTGATTTGCTCTTTCATCCACCCCTTCCTCATTTCAGCAGAATATAGAGATTGGAGAACTTTCGCTGTTTCAGCTTCCTTTAAAAATTTAGGCCTAACCTGCCCCCATCTTTCAAATTGTTCAAGGTATTTCTTCCTTCCTGTAGCAGCCATTGTATTAGTTAAATGGTCTTTATCCAGGGTTATATATTTCCCATTTTCAAAAACAATAACCCTCCATTTGTCTGGACCAGACCTAACCTCTCTTACAGTCTGACCTCTTATTGTCTTACCTGCTAATTCTGCTGTAGCAGAGGATATCCTGGGATAGTGGGTTTTGAAGTATTCTCTAGAAGCCTTAGGTTGAATGTCGAAAGGAATTTGTTCCTTAGGAGAAAAAGGCATCCAACCTGGTTTTTTAGGCATTTGAGCCTCAGCCTCAGAGGGAGTAATTAACTCCATCCCACCTCCTATAAGACCTCCTGTAAGAGGTAGAACCCAGGCAGGAAGGCGCATTCTAGCCTCTCTATCTATTATACTAATTGGGCTTACCTCAACAAAGCCCATTTTCCTAGGTAAATCATCATAATAGGTCTTAGCCTTTGCAACTCCAACGCCTTGTTCTTTTTTAACTGCTTCAGAAGTATAAATATAGAGTTTATCTACTCCTTGCTTCCTTGCCTCAGAAGCTAAACTAGCAATCCCATATTCCCCCCAATCTTGGTGTTGATGAATGAAGTTACGAAGAGCTATAACTCTTGGGTCGTTTTCTGCACATCCCCTTAGTGCAAACTCTCCATACTTTTCTAGTATAGCGTCTTTGAATCTAGGAGACCCTGTTAAAAAAACCTTTTCTAACTTCTGTTTTATACCCTCTATGGATGAAGCCTTAACCTCCAAAGCAGGAGAGGTTATACTAAACCTGAAACCCTTCTTGGTTGGGGAAGAAGCGTTGGCTGCATTAGTAATGATTTTATCAAGTAATGTCGTATCAGGGCGATAATTAAGAATAATATCAGTAAGTTTTTCTACTTCTACATTTTTTATAGCTCTTCTAGCTACTGCAATAGGGTCACTCTGTATCTCTCTAACTACCCAAGCATTTTCTGATGGGTGATGTATAACATCTAACCAACCTATAGTATTCTTACCTTTTATGCCCATAGTTTCGTGTAGGCCAAAAGACTCCACCATCTTTTCAGGAATTTCTTTAGGATCCATTTTTACCTGCAAGTACTGTTGTGAGAAAGGATTACCTGTTAGTTCATACCTGTACCGAGGTTCAACACTTTTTTGTATTCCCTGAAGAATATCAGCTTTTGAAGCAATAGTTCCTTTATTAAAGACCTCACTAAGTACTTGAGGATACTTTACAAAAGGTCCAGGAAAGGTTTTTGCAGCTTCTTTATAGGGTAAAGACTCCCTATCTCCCATATAGTGTAAAAGCCTATAATAAGTATCTTCAAGAGGTGAAGTTGCAGGAGGAAGAGTGGAATAAGGTACTGAGGCAGGAGGGGTAATCTTACTCCCAACAAATTGGGGGTAGGCAGCCGCTAACTCCCCCCAGACTTCACGCCTAATTCTCTGTTCTAGAGAACCATATATTTTGTCGGGCACAGTTATTTGGGGAATGTCAAGGGGTGTTCTAATCACTTGCCCAGACTGAATTTTCTGTTCCCCTGCTATATAAAGAGAGTTTCCATACCTCTCAATAGCCTCCTTCACCTTAGGGTCTTTTAGATACCTAGCCTCATGCCTTCTAATTAAGGGGCTTACCTTACTCCTTAAAAGGTGTCTAAGAGTAGGAGCTATAACCGCCTCCTCCCTTATAAAGTCTTCTAGGTTCGCCTGGGCAAATCTAGAATCTAATTCAGTGTCTATAAAGACGAACTCATTGAATGGGTCCTGGACATTTTTCTTACTAGTTACATAATTATAGGACCTAGCAGAAGATAGAACGTCTTCATATATCTTTCTAAGAGGCACCGCCCATTGATATTTTCCTGGACTTACCTCTTTAATACCGTATTTTCCTAGATAGGATAAACTCTCCTTTACTGCCTTAGGACTCAAAGTTGTCCTCCTAGTAGTTTGTACCTTCTCCATTAGAGCTTTTAGTTCAGGGAGGGTCCTCTCCTGCCCTAAGTTTCCCCAATTTTTTAGAACTTCACTCCCATATCCATATCGAAGAGGTTCGTCAGATTCTTTTTGGATAAACTGGTATTTCTTTAAAGGAAAATCAGCGAACCTATAACCAGGTACACCCAAGACTGTTTCTTTCCTTCCCCCAGCCTTATAAACACTTCTAAGGTCTAGAAACTTCTCCTGTAAAACCTCCTGAAGCTCTCTGGTTGGCATCCACCCCCCTGCTTGAAGTCCTTTTTGTTTTAAAAGGTCTGTTACAATTTTGCCCCTGAATGCTGCTTCAGCCTCATCAGGAGAAAATATATCCCAAATGCTCATTCCACCCACCCCCAAGTTTTTAACTGGGCCTCTTTTTCTTCAAAATCTTTACCTATATCCATTCTGTAATGGATATCTTTTATAAGATTCATATTTGAAATTGTCCTGTATACCCTCCTCCTTGCCTCCCGAGGATCCTCTCCCCAAGCTGTTACACACCCTAAGGTATTTTTTATGCCTGAAAGAAGGGGTATGTTATCTTTATAAATAGAGTCTGAAAGCCAGATATGATTTTCTGCTGGAATGGGCACTTCAAAGGCTTTAAGATTTGCTAATTGAACTACCTCCCCAGGAATAAGGAGGCGAATTGAGATTGAATATTTTGAACTAAAAATGCTTTGCTGTTGAGAACCTATAGCTATGTTAAATAGAAAACTATAAAGGTCTCCCTTTAAAAGTTCACATAGAGCCTGGAAGGTATCATAATGGAAGTTTGAATACAAGGAGAGGAAGTAAATATCTTCTTCTGTAAGAAGGCATTTAATTTGAATTGGGCCGATGTAGTTAGATTTCTCTAGAAACTCAGTCAGGGCAAGAAGAGAGTTTCTTATAGCCTTATTCTCTAA